CGTTGCCACTATTTAATATTCTCATCCTTTCCCCCACGCCTCCACCAGTGGTTGTATAAAATGCCAAAGCAGTTTCTGCGCCTGATGATTGAGATTGAATAGCTGCAATCTGTGCGCTTCCATTTACGGTTAAAGTACCACCGTTATTCGCATATCCATAAGAAACTGCGTTTGAACCAAGCCCTAGAGCACTAACCTTTGGGAAAGTCCCAGAAGCATTATCATGTCCCAGATACATATCAGTCCCATTGGCAGAGTAAACCGCTAGATTATGTCCTGGACTCGTCGTCCCGATGCCGACGTTGCCCGTTCCCGCTGGCGTCAAAATGATGCTGCTGTTTCCTGCGCCGCCCGCGAGCGTCAGGTCGGTCGAGGCGGGGGAGGTGAGGGTGGACGCAATCAGCCCTGCAAAGGTGGGCGTGGCGCCAGGATCGAGGCGCTGGGGAATCGTATTGAGAAGGTGCATGGGTGTTTAGGCCGCGCGCTCTTGGATGCCTTGGATCGAAGCATCCGCGGTCACGCGGATGAACTTGGCATTGACCCACTCGCTGCGGCTCAACGTCACAAGCTGGCCCACAAAGATGAGCAGGCCCACGGCGCTGGTGGGGGTCGTGCCGTTGACCGTCATGCGCACGTTATCCGTGGCCACTTGGAAGGTCACATATTCCGTGTCGGCGTGCAGCGTGCCGATGGCGCTGGAGGCCACTGCGGTGTTGCTTATGTTGGTAGCCGTGAGGTGGGCCGCGCCTTGGGTGGGCTTGAGCGAGTTCGGCTGGTTGGAAACGAAGCGGGACGTGTTCATAGGGTGGTAGTCGGGTTAGGCCGCGCGCCATTTGAGCCCTTGGTTTTGGGCGTTGGCGACGAGGCGGATTTCACGGCAAAGGAGGTCTTCGGCTTGCCCGTCTTCGAGCATGGCGGCATCGCGCTGGCCTTGGCTGCGGAGCCAGTCGGCACAGGCGCCTTGCGCGCAATACTCGCGCAGAAAGGCGGGAAAGCTCTCCCGGTCCCACTTGCCGGGGGTGTCTTCGGGGTCTTGGCCGGCGGTGGTGCTGATATTGGCCGTCCAGAAATCGCCTTCCTCGGCGGTGCTGGCGTAGTAAACGCTCGCGCTGGCGGCATAGGTGGCAGTGGCGCTCCAGGTGGCCCCGGCGAGCACAGGCGGGCGCACTTGGAAGGCGATCCAGACGGAGACCGGGAGCAGATCACCCACAATCTGCACGCCATCATTACTCAACGCAAACGCGACGCGCACGGGGCGCTCCGAGAGGCGCGGATCGGTGCTGGTGACACTTTTGACGACGCCAATCGCGGTTTTGTCGGTCTGATCGAGCGAGATGACGACCGGCAGGAGCGTCAGCAGGGCAAACTTGGTGGTATCGAGGCTGCTGCTGGCCGTATGGGCCGAGAAACACACGTAGTAGCGCCCATTGGCGGGATTGCGCACGATGGTGGCGAGGGCGTAGACGGTGCCATTGGCCCAATCGCCGCCCGAGTAGGCCGTCTGCGCAGCGATCCAGCGGGCCGTATCCAGCACGTAGGTGGTGCCGGAGAGCGTGGCCGGGGCATTGCCCGTGGTGGCGACAAGGGCTTGATAATACCGCTGCGTGGCGGGGAAGTAAACGAAGGAGCCGAGGGCGTAAACGCTGCCGGCCGCGTAGTCGGCATGGTAAAAGCGCTCTTGCACGCGCATACTCTCCGGCCACCACCACCCGCCGGAGGGCTCCCAGGCGCGCTTCAGGCGCGCGTAGATAAAGCGTTGGAGCGCGGCGGCGAGCTGCGTGCTCGGATCGACATCGAGGGGATCGCCGCAGAGCGCGCGAGCCCGGTCGAGGACGGAACGGTGAGAGCAGCGGCGCATATTCGGAAGAGGGAGAGAGGGGGAGACGGAGAGAGGGGGAGGCGGCTCTCGGTCAGGCGGCCTTAGCCCAGCGGCCGCCGCGGCGGGGGGCGGTCGTGGCGGTGGCGAAGGAGACGCGCGATTGATCGGACTGCGCTTTCACGGCGAGCTCGGGATGCCGGCGGAGCATGTTTTTGAGCTCGTGCTTCCAGAAGCCCGCGCCCTCGCGGCGGCGCCAGTAATCATGCACGCGGGCGTCAATTTGCGCCTTCAGCGCAAAGCCGGGCGTGATGCGGGCGGGGCCGGGCGTGGCGGCAAGGATCTGCGCCTGCCGGGCCTCGGCCGTGGCGGCGGTGATGGCATCGTCATGCGCGGTCATGGTGGCGAGCTCGCGGGCGACATCCTCCGTCATGTCCCCATAATCGGGGTGCTCGATGCGGAAGCCCGGTTTGACGCGGATGAAATTGGCCGTGGCGGTCATGCGCGGAAAAGAGAGAACGGCGGCCGGCGGGGGTGAGCCCACCGGCCGCCGGGTAATCAGACCTTGGTAAGGTCTTCGAGCTTCAGGTAGATGTTAATCTCGCCTGTGGTGAGCGCGTTCAAATTACCGCCGGTAGCGGTAAAGAGCGCCTCGTAGCTGCCTGCATCCAGCGGGTAGTAGCCCGTGCGCAAGGTCGCGAACACGGCCCCGTTGCCATCGCCAAACATGACTTCGGTGGCATCGACGTGGACTTCGTAGTTATCGAGGATGCTGTCGGGATCGTCCGTCGTGGCGCCATTGTGGCCGACATCGAGGGCGAGCGCCGAGGTGGCGCCACCATCGAAGGCGGTCACGAGGCGGTAGGCCGCCTTGGTGCAGCCGAGGCCGGCCGTGTAGGTAGCCAGCGCGACGGTGCCGGACGCCACTGCCCCGAGGGCGGTGAGATCGGCATACGTGATGACAGCTTTGTGGGTGAAACCAAACCGAGCTTGATCGGCGGCGTTGAGTTGGAGGAATGTGGCCATCTGAGTAGTGAGTTGATGGGTGGTGGTTGTGCCTTAGCTACCAGGCGCGAATTTGATCAATTTGAGCGGATTCATCACGCAGAGCGCACCGGTGGCGGTGACGATGAAGCGCGTGGAGCGCGAGGTCTTGCCGAGCGGGATCATGTTCGGCGCGTCGGACCACCGGAGCTCCATGTTATCAATCGGGCCGCCGACCGCGAGGCGCTTGGAACCGGCCGTGGTGGGATCGCCCGAAGCATTGATATGCTGCGAAAGCGCGAGCTCGATATCGCCAAAGCCCGTCTCCAGCACCTTGACGGCGCCCAGATTGACCGTGCTCGACACTGCGGTGTTGAAATTCCGCACCATCGTGCGGCTCGACACATCGCGCGTGCTGAACGTGAGGCGATCCATGTTGCGCTTGAACGTGGAACCACAGAAGAGGACGTTTTCCTCGCTCTCATTGCCCGTCTCGCCGAATTGCGACTCCATGACGGCCGTGATGGTGGCGTCGGTGTAATCGGCAATGGCGGTGGAGGAGTCGATGGAGGCCGCGGGGGTGAGGTAGGCAGACGACACGGGGTAGTGCGACTGCGCCGTGGAGCTGGCCCACTTGACGAGGCCGCGGGTCTTATTGCCCACGTTGCCGGTCTCGATCTGGCTCTCGTTATCGGAGAGGAGCGTGACCTCGCAGTTGCGCTTCAGCTCGATGAGCTTCTTCGCAATCTTCTTCGCCACGACGTTGCGCGGGGTGATCCCGGCTTGGTGCGTGGTGGTGGTGGCGAGACCGCCGATGGAGACGGCCTTTTCCCAAATCTGAATCCGCACATCCACTTCGGCATCGCCGGCGGACGGGTTTTCAAAGTTGGACGGCTCGGCCTCGTCGATGGCCCCGGAGGTATCGGCGGCATCGTATTTCTCGACGGCGTAGGTGAGCTTGGATTGCTTGGGAGCGCTGCCTTTCGGCACGCGGGACATGAAGGGAAATGCGAAGGATTTCGCATTGTCGAATTGGTTGCTCAGGTCTTGGACCTTGGCAACGACATCGCGTTCAACGAGAGCTGGCATGGGAGTAGTGGTTTACTGGAGACGGTTGATGAGTGCTTACAGGAGGGCGGCGATGCTCTGGGCCAAGGAATCCTCGGAACCTCTCTCGCGCGTGATGCGCTGGTCTGCCTGGCGGCTCTGCGTCTGGCGGCGGTCGAGCCGGGCCGGCACCGTGCTAGGACGGCTCGGCGCGGCAGGGGCCCGCACGGGAGTGCTCGCGCGCGCAGGCTGGCCGGCGCGCGGGGCGCTGGCCTTGGCCTCTTTGGCGAGACGCTCGATCAGCTCCTTTGAAACCGTGATGCCGTGAGCGCGAAACACGCCGCCGATAAACGCATCCGAGGCCAGCAGCTTGCCACCGGGCAAAGTGCGGAGCACGGGTAGATCGGAGAGGAGTTTGGCGACCGTGGCACCATCGCCGGCCTTGGTATTGGCCAGCCAGGGGTAAGCCTGGGTGGCATACGCATCGACTTGGGCGCGGGTCTGGAGGAACTGTTCACGCTTGGGGGCGGCTTCGTTTAATAACGAGAAGGTCTGCGCCTTGAGGGCGGAGACTTGCTCGCGGTCAAACTCTTGCGTGCCGCCCTTACCATCGGGCAGGGTGGCGACATCGGCGTGCTCGTGGCGAATCGCCCACTCGTGGAGTTTCGTCCACCGGGAGCGCTGCGCGGCGAGTTGCGCCGGATCGTCGATGGCTTCGAGCACATCGGGTTCGAGCCGGTTGGTGTCCCGTGCTTCAAACGACGCGAGGCGTTCGCTGGCTTGCGCCAGCTTTTCCTCGGCGCTCTTGGCGCGGGCCGTGAGCTCGTCGATGCGGTCGTTGCGGCCATCCCGTTTGTTGGGGGCCGCCGCCACGTCAGGGTCTACCGCTACGGGAGCGGGGTCGCCATCGGGCGGCTGGCCCTCGGAAGGGGGCGTGGATTCATCGGAAGCGGGTGTCGCGGCCTCATCGCTAAGGGCAGCGGCGACGGCTTCCTCGGTCGCGGTGTCGGCCTCGTCGTCGCCTTCGGGAGAAGGGGCGGCGGGATCGGCATCGGCTTGAGTTGTCGGGTTCAACTCATCCAAGGCGGCCGAAATATCGGCGGCGCTGGGTAGCCCGAAATCCGCGTCAGGTGATTCACCGGACACGGGCGAGGTGTCGGGCTGCGCGGGAGACGGCGATTGTGCCGCGCTATTGGTTGGTAGGGTCGCACTCATGCTTTTGGCAAGTGCAGCCCAGCGGGGCGCGGACGGCTAAACCGTCAAGTGGGGTGAAGTAGGGTGGTTCAGTTTGAACCAGTTTGGTTCAGTTTGAACGCATTTCGGTCGGACTTTGGGCAATCGCCAAGGCTTCGACGGAGGCCCGCACATGCACGCCGCGCGTGCTCGGGTGGGTGTAAATCATGGTGGTGGCGCCGCACGCGTGGCCTCGATTTGTGCGGTGATGGTCTCGCGCTGCCGAGGCGTGAGGCGGAGCCAGCGCACGCGGTTAATGTCATCGGTGGAGTTCATGGTTTGATATACGAAGTGCCTCGCAGAATTACTTGTTCTGCTTCAAGAACGCGCACCAGTGCGTCTTGTTCAGTCTGCCGCTTTTGTGACCGTAAAGGGGGCGTTCCGGTGTCAGTTTCAGAATCTCGACCACTGGCACTTCGTCCTCATTCCACTTGAAGATGAGAGTCCCGCCTGGGCGAAGGACGCGGAAGCACTCAGCGAAGCCCTGCCGGAGCATCTCGCGCCAGTCGCCTCGGAGCGTTCCGTATTTCATCCCCATCCACGACGTGGCGCCGTTCCGTTTGTAGTGCGGCGGATCGAAGATGACGTGCTCGAATGAATCAGACGGGAACGGCAGAGCGGTGAAGTCAGCTTGCACGTCTGGAGCGATGTCGAGGACTCGCTCTTTGCCGTTGTCCGTTAAGCGCACTGTTTCGCGTCTCTTGTCCACATACAGCGCACGCGCATCTTGCTTGTCGAACCAGAACATCCGACCACCACAGCAGGCGTCGAGGACTGGCGGCAATGAAGCAGAAGCAGTCGCTGGAGAGAATGCCGCCATCGCGTCTTGCGTGTTATTCGGAGCGTTCATTGGGCGGCATCTCTCAGCTTGTCGTTCGGCAGAGAGGTTGGCCGCCGGTCAAGCCATTGCTTGAGTTCGCCGGTTGCGAGTTTGACCATGCCCGTGCCGATGGTCAGTGCGGCGATTGATGTGCGAGCCTGTTCGAGATCGGCGCGGGCATATTCCAGAGCGCAGGTCAGCGTCTCCTTGTCTTTCACTAGCTCGGCGTTTTCACGCAGGGCGGCGTCGAGTTGCCGAACCAACTCTCTACTGCCAACGCGGTTAGCGTCAGTGGTTTTCGGAAAGCGTTTTGGTTTCATAAAGTCAGGTGTCGCGTGGCAGATTTCGGACGTTCTGTGAAATGCGCTCGCTCTTTGCTGAGTCCACGAGCCATCGAGATTCATAGTTTTCCCGCTCCCGCTTCGTCGCCCGCTGAGTCGGGGCGATCCAGAAAGCCGTTCCTTTTTCGGTGCGGCGGCGACCTTCCGCAATCGCCTGCTCGCGACTCCGGCCAGCCGGCGCCCAAAATTCGGCATCCCTGCGATCCGTCCAGCACCACGGCACATAACCCGACGCCGGAGAGGAACGAGCTGACTGGCCCTGCGGTTCTGGCGCGGGGAGTGCGCTCGCAGCTTCGGCGGCTTCGATAGCTGCGTGGTTTTCGTCGGCCCACTTTGCCCACGGTCCTTTGGTGTTTTCGCTCATAAGATTTTACGGTCGGGCTCGTCCCTCAGCTTAACGTTCGGCTCGGAAAGCTCGGAAAGAACGGTCCGGCCGTGCATTGCGAGAATGAATGCCCTGATTTTGCGCACCTCTGCCGCGAGCACGATTATGCAGCGGTCGCAGTGGCAGTCCTGCACGTCCTTGAGATCGTCCGCAAATTCGAGCGCCTCGGACACGGAGGGCCGAACCATGGCATCACAACCCCCGACCACACCCAACGAGCTGACTGGGCCGGCGGATTTCGCCGGGGCTCCTGCGCTCGACGCAGAGAGCGTGTCGGGCGTGTGCAGCTTGCGCACATCCTCGAATAGTCGGCGGGCTTTCGTCGCGGCGTCGGGCATACGTGCAACTCCGCACACTTTTCCGGCGAGGTCACGCCAAATCTTAAATCATTTACTGTTCTTAAAGACTCGCGGCATTACTTGGCCGCCAGATAGTCGGCGAGTTCGGCCTGGAGGCTCGCCAATTCCGTGATGCGGCCGGCGCAGATCCCCGCCTCGCGCTCGCCCAGTCGGACGGTCGTGCTCGCGATGGTGGCCGCGGCGAGGCGTTCGCTCAAAATTTGATTGAGCGCGCGGGGGAGCGGGTCGCTGCGGTGCAGGGTGGCAAAGGTGCCGCGCAAATCGGCCGGAGTGAGCGGCGTTTGCGGGGCGGGATAGTAGACGACATTCGGGCGTTTCATCGGCGATGGGGCCAAGGCATAGAGTTGTTAAGTTTAGGCCGGCGCGGCACCCGGCCCTTGCAGCGGGGCGGTGCCGAGGCGGCCGATCGTTTTGTTCTGCTCCTGGGTGACTTGCTGCATGAGGTATTTCTGGCGGTTTTCCACGAGGGCGCGGAACAGTTCGTCGCCCTGGTAGAGCTGCGCGAGGCGTGGGCTCTGCTGGATGTGCTGTTGCATGGTCTGGAGGCGCAGCCCGGCGTTGATGCCCTGCTCCGGCATTTCCGGCTCCACGCCCACGGCCATTTGCGCGAGGTTGTTTTTCTCGTCCGAAATCTCCTTTTGCGTGACGTTGCTCTGCGGCCGGATCGCGCGGCGCCCGAGCACGGGATCGAGCGAATAGGCCGCCCACTCGACGAGCGGGCCGAGATCGAGGATGCCAGCGGGATCGAGGCTGCGCAAATCGCCGAACGCTTTCATTTTCTTCATCGCAAATTCCATGTTGAGGTCGCGCGTGTCGATTTCGATAATCACATCCCATTCGCCGTAAATATCCTCCGGCTTGAGCGCGAGGGATTCGCCACCGGGGCCGGTCACGCGCGCGAGCTCCTCCGGGGTGTAGAAGCGGCGGGCTTGGCGGAGCACGGCCGACATAACCTCGCGCCAAAGGCCGAAAAAGGAATCGACGCCGGCTTGCTGGAGCATGGCGATGCGGTTGGGCTCCTGCTCGGAGGTCTGGCGGCCGGCGTATTCATCGAACTCGCGGCGGGTGGTGGCTTCCATCTCCACGCTGGCGTTCATAAAGGGCGGCATCTGCACGAGCTCAAAATCATCCATGCGCTGCACGGGGATTTGCGCGTTGGGCCCGAGGATAAGCTCGAAGGCGCCGCGCTGCATGAGGGTCTTGCGCGGGGGCGAGGCCACGAGCTGCGTGTAGTTGGCGCGCGCATCGCGCTGGGTCTTGATTTCCTGCTGGTGCGTGGCGAGGGGGCGCGTGAGGCCGCGGCTATCGGTGAGCTGGCGGCCGAGGCGCTCGCGGGGGCGGCAGTAAAACGGGTAGCCACCACCGGGATCATCGTGGAGCTCGCACTTGGCGCACTCTTCGGTGGCGGAGATATTCCAGATCGAGAGGTAAATGCCCGGCACGCCGAGCTCATCGGCACGGCGTTCGTAGCTCCACCAGATTTCGTAGAGGTGATCGGTTTCGTTGACCGCACCACCGGGGCGCGAGAGCGAAATATCATCGAGCACGGGGCGGCCGGTCTGATCGCCGATGCTTTGGCCTCGGCCTTTATCCAAGAGCGTATCCACCCAAGACTGACTCCAACGCTGCGTGACGACGCGCTCGCGCAGCTCGACTTCGGAAATCCACTCGCGGCGGTGGATGGAGCGCGCGCGCTGGAGATCCGCAGTGCCCACGGGGAAGAAAATATCTTCCATGTAGTTGAGCGTCTGCACGCCGGGGCGGTTTTGGCGCACGACGGGCACGGGCAGCTCGGCCGAGCCCTCCTTGCGCAGCGTGCGCACGGCGCTCTTCACGGCAGCCGGGGTGACGCCGGGATAGGCGCGCGTGAGCCAGGCGGTAAATTCACGGTCGCGCAGGGGATTGAGCGCGAGGTCTTGAAAATCGGCAAGCATGGCGGGCTCCAGCCGGGGATCATCGGGAGCGATGTTATCGGGATTACTCTCGCCGGTCACGTAAAGCACGCCGAGCTCATCGAACGAAAGCTGGCGGCGCACGAGGGTGATGTCCTGCCGCCAGTTAACCTCGACGACGGCCAAGGCCGGATCATTGCCAAAGAAGTGCTGGGCGGAGAGCTCCACCTCGGTCTCCAGCTCGGCACGCATCTCGCAATCGCGCAGCCAGCGCAGGAGCGCAGTCACGCTCGCGGCCTTGGGCGCATCGTTGGGCTCCACGGGGGTGGCCTGCACCTGGGCGCGGAAGATGGCCTGCTTGGCGAGCGCCACCTTATCGCCGATGATTGAATCCACGGCGGGGATACGGGCATCGCTCGCGCCCTCAAAGGGCAGCGGGTCGGTGCCCATCGCGGCGGCGTGTTTGCGGCCATCGGGCGACTGGCCCTCCCAAATGTTGAAGCGCACGTTGCGCGCCTCGTCCTGGCGTTGCCAGACTTCTAAACCATCGGCGATGATTTGCTCAAGCTCGGTGCGCAGTTCGCGGATGTCTTCGGGGTCGCGGGTGGTGTCGAGAGCGTTCATGGGTGAGTCTATTCAGGGTGGCGCGGCGTAGCGTCAAGTAGGCTGTGTGGCGCGCTGGGCGGCGGCGTTCTCCCGCACGACGGTGGCGAGATCCACGAGGCCATTCAGGCAATCGAGATAGCGAAGGATGCGCGGCCGCTCGTAGCGGACCTGCTTGAGCCCGGCGAGACCACGCACGGGCACGATAGCGCCGAGGCGCTCGGCGCGCGCGAGGGCGCGCACGCCGCCCACGGCTTCGGCCACACACTTGCGGCGGAGGTAGTATTGCTGCGGGAGGGCGGTGGCGGTGAGGGGGGGCATGGTCAGGAGATTTGCGCGAGCAGGCGGAGGAGGTCTTGCTTGGAGAGGCGGGTGTGCTCGCGGAGAATTTCAACGTGATCCTTGCGCACGATCCACGGCTCGGATGAATCGGCGACCGGGGCGGGCTTGGCCCCGATGCGGCGGCGCTTGAGCCAAGCCAGTTGCTCGTCGCGCGAGCGGATGCCCGTGCGGGTGACGGCTTGTTGCGCGACTTTTCCGCTCATCGCCGTAAGCGGCACGCGGAGGACATCGCCCGTCTCAGCGTCGATAATGACATCCACGACGGGCTGCGCGAGGGTGCGCGTCTGCACTTCGTAGGCCGCGCGCGAGAGGATAGCGTGCGCCGGGCAGGGCGTAAACACCAGCTCGGGGCGCATCGAGCCTTCGCCGATGCGGAGAATCACGGCGATAAAGCCGGGCGTAAATTGGCCGGGGTAACGCTGCGCAAAATCTTCGGGCGTGGTATCACCGGCGCGCACAAGGCGCACAAACATTTGCGCTCCGCGCAAAAGCGTTCCAGACGAGTGGCCAAAGAGAGCGTGACAGGCTTCCACACTGTCTTCGATAGTGAGCGGGACGGCGGGCAGTTCGCGGCTGGCGGTGGCAAGCGGTGAGGATTCGAGTGCGATCATGATTTTGTTTGGTTACCGAGTTGGCCGATCTGTTTGAGGACTGAAATTTGCGCGCAGGCTTGGGTGAAGAGTTTGGCGGCGGCATAACGGGCGGCCGAGTATCGGGCTATGTATTGACGGTTAGCCGCGCGCCAGGCAGCACCGTCGGCGAGGAGTTTTTCACGTTGGACCACGGAGTAGGTCGCACGGTAAGCGGCAATGTTTTTACGGTTAGCCGCACGGTAAGCGGCACGGTAGGCAGACAACTTTTCACGGTTTAACGCGGCCCACGCGCGAGCCGCGGCCCTGCGCTTTTCAGGGTTTGCGGCACGGTAGGCGGCCACACATTCGCGGTATTTGGCGGGATTGGCGGCGTACGTAGCGCGCGCCTTTGCGCCGATCTTTTCACGGTTTGCGGCGAAATAGGCGCGGCCGTTGGCTATTTTGCTTTCACGGTTAGCCGTCCGCCATTTGATGCCTTGGGCGAGGAGTTTTTCACGGTTCGCAGCGCAATAGGCGACTTGGTAGGCCACTACCTTTGCGCGGTTTTTATCACGCCATTTGGCTGCATATGCGAGCCGACGCGCTTTTTTCTCCTCTTCGGTCAGTTTTGTTTTAGCCATAAATTTCAATACGCGCACACGCCGCGGGTGCGGAACATTTCGGGCTCTACGAAGCCGTAGGCGGCTTCGATAAAATAGCGGTCGGGGTCGATGATGTCCTTGAGGGCGTCGCGCTCGCTGGTCATCGGCGGGCCGATGTAGCTCGTGTAGCAGGTGCGCGTTTGTATCAGGTCGTCCACCACATACCATTTCGGGCAATTATTCAGGGCATCCATCGGCAGGCTCTCGTCCCACTCCATCGCGGTTTGCAGTTGTTGCAGCCCGTGCTGGATGTGGCGGCCGGGGGCTTCCTCCCAAAACATGCGGGGAAGCGCGATGCGGCCCTTGGCATCGAGGCTTTCGTTGCCCATCAGGTCGATGATGCTGGTGCCTTCTTCCTGGCCGGGGATGCCAGCGCCACCGAGGCGGGGGTCGATCAGGCGGCGCTCGATGCGCTCGGAGCGGGAGCCGTCCCACGCGCCCGTCTTGGGATCGTGCGTCCAGCCTTCGAGCTCGAGGATGAGACGTTTGTAGCCATCCATGCCGCGCCCGCTATCGAGGCGCTGGGCCTCGCCGGGGCGCCAGTCGTGTTTATCGCCACCCTCCGGCGGGACCGCCCACGGCCCGTAGCGCTGCGCATCCGGCCACTCGCGATAGACGATGGTGTGCCCGGCGGGGGTGACGGCATACCACTTGATAAACCAATTCTTGGTGCCGGCGGGATCGGCCACGCAGTAGCGCGCGGTGCCACGGTGGGCGAGCGCATCGAACTGCGCGCGGGTGATGAGGTGGGTATTGCCAAACTTCGGCAGCGCGGAGCCGAGGGGCTTATCCACCCAGCCGTAGGCGCGCACAAACCACTGCTCTTTCGGGCGGCCGCCGAGGCGGTCGAGCACCTCGTTGTTTGCCCCCATCGGATTCATGCCCCAGTGGTAAAAGAGGACGCGCGCCTTGGGGTTGGCGCATTGCATTTCAAAGGGCATGTGGCCGGGCGGGCAATCGCGCACGTGGACGACATCGGGCTTGAGCGTGCCGTGCATCTGCGGGGCCACGGGGCGCGTCTCCGTGATGCGCGCGCCGGCAAAGAACTTGGCGACGACGGGGGTAAACGCCGGCTTATTCCCATCGAGCGGCGTAAAGGTAATGAGCATCCGCTGGCGGCGGTTGCGCCCCACGCGGAAGGCCATCGCCTCGTAAAACGCGATGGGCACAAGCTCATCGAACCACACGCCATCGAGCTCGTAGCCTTCCAAATCTTTGACGTCCTGCTTGTAGTTGAAAAACATGCACGTGGAGCCGTTGGGTAAAATGAACTGCGCGCCGGAGAAACCATTTTGGCGCTTGTATTTCACGTAGGTCTCGGAGGAGGCCGCGCCGAGGTCGCGCCACTCGGGCGGGAGGGTGTCGTGGATGCGCGATTGCTGTTTGTTAATCGACGCCTTTTCCGATGCCTCAAAGACGGCCCACACCTGCTTGCGCGAGCAGAGATTATCGACGACGATCTTGGCCGCATCGCGGCTCTTGCCCAGGCGGTTGGCCCCGAGGACGAGGAGTTCATCGTAGTCATCAAGGATTTGCTTGGTGCGCTCGTAGAGCGGCGAATCGTAGCCGTGACGCAACGGGTCGTGCAGCTCCAGCTTGATCTTGGCCTCACGCTCGGCGTGGAATTTTAGCCAAAAGGCGCCGGCCGCCTCCTCCCCCATCTTCGCATAGGACGCCGCGATCTGCTCGCGCGTAGGCAGCGCGAGCACGGGATGCGGGGTCCAGCGGAGCTTGGGGGTCGGGGTCATGCGCAGCGGCGGATGCGGGTGGCGTCCCACGCGCTGCGCAGGCTGCCGATGGCGCACGCCGGGCACTCGTAAAACGCATTGAGCATAAAAAGATTCACAGCGCGAAGCTCACGGCCGTCGATTTCGGCCAAACAATCCGGGCAAACATAGGAGCACGCGCCGAGGCTAGGCGGCGCAAGGTCGTTACTGAGCGTGACGCTCGGCACGGTGTTGGTGGTGGTGGTGCAGCTCATAGTTCGTCGTGCAAGGTGGCGGGCGCATCGTCGGTCTCGGGGCGGCCAAACCACATTTTTATGAGCCGGGCATCGTCGGCGTGCGCGGCGAGGTTGAGGCTCTCGCTGCGGCCGAAGACTTGCACGGTGGGCGAGAGCGTGCAGCAGCCGGCGGAGACCGGCCGGCCCACGAGGGAAAGCTCATCGTGCGAGATACTGGCAGGCAAAAGGACGGGCACGGCTTCGGCCCCGGGGCGGAGGTTGAGGATAGCGTAGTTGATTTTCATGGATGCGGAGAAATCACAGGAGGCGTCACGGCGCGGGTGAGACGGGCGACGCGCACGGCGTAGTCGGTGCCGGCGCAGATGCGCGCGGAGGCAGGGCCGTAGCGCCACGCGGCGGCGAGGTATTCATCGCTCAGGGCGAGGTGCCGCCGGTAGAGCTCGGCCGTGAGGTAGGCCAGATGCAGCTCGGCAACGTGGCGGGCCTGCACCGGATCGGACGACGCGAACAAAAACGGCAGGCGGCTGTGGCGTGCCCACGTCTCGGGCGTAAATTGCCACGCGCTGCGCTCGCCGCCGGGGCCAATAGCGGTGGCATCGCCGCCGGTCTCGACGGATGCCAGGGCAAAGAGCAAGGGCGGCAGCCCGGCGAGGGGCGGCGTCTCCCCCTCGCGCGGGGGCGCGGGCGTGGGCTTACCCGCAGTGGCGCGCCACTGCGAAGGCGGCCGCCACGGGCAGAGCGAGAGGATAAACAACCCGGCAAACACGATCACAACGAGGACGGTGACAAGGGCGGTTTTCATCGGGGGTATGGGGCGGGGTGGTTTAGTAATCGGCCTTGGAGGTAGGGCCGGTGGCGGTGGGCGAGCGGGGCGCGCCAGCTTCGTGCAGGGGCTTGAAATAGCCGTGCGCTTTCTCAAAGCGGGTCTTCACGATGCCACGCACGCCGGAGCGGCGCTTATCGACGCAGAGCCACATCTCAGGATTGGTCGTATCGAGGCCGACTTGCTCGCGCCCGGCCCCATCGACGACGGGCATATGCAGGAAAATTACGACGTCGGCATCGTGGTAGAGCGCCTGCGACTCGCGCAGCGCACCGCGGTCGGGCAGCTCGTGAATCACCTTGCCCTCCTTGTCTTTCTTGACGGTGCGGAGCTTGGAGAGCGAAGCCTCGTTGAGCTGCGCGCCGCCGATGGTCACGCAGCCGAGCTCGCGCTGGAGCGCCTGCCACGTGTGCGAGATATGCGCGACCTCCTGCTCGCGGGAGTTGCAGCGCTTGCCGACGCCGATGAGTTGCAGGTAGTCGAGCACGAGCACGTGCGGCGTGCCGTGCTGCGCGCACCAGGCGCGCGCGTGCGCCGCGATGCCCTCGATGGTGTCGAAGGCTACGTCGTCTTTTTTCTCAAACAAAAACAGTTTCTTGTCGGCCTTGGCTTCAAGCTCGGCGAGCGATTGGTCGAGCCGGGCAACATGATCTTTGGGCGCGCGGGCGAGGGCGCGCACACTGGCGCGCGCGGTCGTGGCGGCCATCGCCTGCACGAAGGAATAGCGCGTGGTCTCGATGGTGTAGACGAGGGCGCGCTGGCCACGCTCAACGGCGAGGCTCGCGATATTGCGCATGAGGACGCTCTTGCCCATGCTGGAGCCGCCGCCGATGATGACGTTCCCATCCTCGCGCATGGAGCCAAATGGCATCATGCACGAGGAGGAATCAAGGTTGTCGAACTCAGGGAAACCGGTGTGAATCCAGCCGGTGCGGTCTTCGGTGCCGGCGGCGCGAGCGGCCACATCGGCGCGGATCTGGGCGATCACGACGCCGAGCGTCTCGACGACGGCGCTATCCCCCTGCCGCGCGCGCGCGGTGGCGGTCTGAAACCAGGCGGCGAGCGGCGCAAAGAATTCAGCAAAGGGCTCGCCCGAATACCGGTGGCAATCCTCAATCGCCTTTTGCGCGCGGCGGATGGTCTGGCGGAGTATCCAGAATTTGCGCACTTGGTCGATCCAGTGGCGGGCGTGCGCGGAGGTGGCCTGGTAGGTCGTGATTTGGGTGAGCACGGCGTAGCTGCCGATGCGCTCAAGGTCGCCCGTCTCGCGCAGACGCTCGGCCACGGTAGCAATGTCGATGGGATGTTGCGCAATGCCCAGCGTGCGCACGGCGGCGTAGATCGTGCCGTGCTTGGGGTCGTAGAATGAGTTTTTGTCAAAGTTGGCGTTGCGGCAGAGGGGAAACACCTCGTCGGGATAGGCGATCACCAGCGCGAGGAGCGCCTCTTCGGCTTCGAGGGAGTGCGGGAGCGCGCGGCCGACTTCGGGGAGGGCGGCGAGTATCTTCTGCGCGTGCGCAGAATCGGCGGCGGAATACGTTTCAAGGTGCATGGGGAAAATCAGGCGGTGGCGGAAGCCGGGTAGGCGCCGCCGGCCCACGTGGGATCGTTAAGCAATTTGTTGAGCTCGGGAGAAACCACGCTCGCGGGGGTTGCACCGAAATTTTTCGGACCGAAAGAGCTGGAAAGCGCCGCGCGGCGGTCGGCCTCGCGAATCCAAGAACGGGCAGCGGCGTGCCACGAAACAAGCGCGCGGCCGGTGTTAAGCTTCCAACCGCACCGCTCGTAGTGGTCGTAAAACTCCTCGGCGTGGGCTTCGGTGCTGTGACGACTCAGGAAGAAGAGCGCAGCGATGAATAGTTCGCTCGGTCTTTGGCCGTCAGGCTCTCCGGTGGTCTCTCCGGAAGGTTGAATGACGGTTGGTATGTTTGGGTTGTATGATGATTGGGGTGTCTGTGTGGCACCAGGGGGGTGACTGTGTGGCACCGGTATTTCGGACTGGGTGGCACCCGTGGGGTGACTGTCTGGCACCGGTGGGGTGACGGTCGGGCACCCGTGGGGTGACGGTGTGGCACCCATAGGGGCAGCCCGATTAACCGCCTCGCGATGCACAAAGTAATCGTTGGCGCGCCGGCCACCTTCTCTGCGGCCGCCGTCAACGATGTCGATCCAGCCGGCATTTTGGAGGGAGCGAATCGCGCGTTGCACCGACCGCTCGGAAAGTTTCGTGCGTTGAGAAATCTGCAGAACACTCGGCCAGCACTTGCCGAGGTGGTCATTGGCTTGATCGGCCAGCACTAAAAGCACGAAGCGTTGGATGGGATCGGAAGGCTCCGGGCGCTCCAGAACGAGGGTCATCAGTTTGATACTCATAGGGCGAAAAGGTCGGTCTGCGTGCCCTGGGGGCGGCGCTCATCGAGTTTGGCGGCGAGCCACTGGGGCGTCATCTGGAAAGGTTTCCCGTCAGGATCGGTCGCCGGCGTGAGCGCGATGATCGCGTGAATCTCCTCGAAGAGACCGGGGAAATACGGGGTGTAGCGCAGCCAGAAACCGTAGCCGTTCTTGATGCCGCCACGCGGCTGCACGGGCTGTTGCGTGCCGTCGTCGTGCCGCCAGTGGAAATCGACGGGCAGAGGGTGATTTGCGAGGTAGCGCTCGGTCTTGGCCTGCGTCCAGAGCTCGGCGGGATCAAAGAATCCATCGGGAGTTGTCTTCATGGCAAAAGGTCGGTGGGGCC